GTACGCGGACACTGGGGTCATGGGCGTGTCCGGCGGCGACATCTTCACTGCGCACGTGATGCACGACTACGGCAGCTCCCGCAACATCACGAACACCGGCGGCACGATGATCAACATCGAGCTGTTCGAGGCGATCTAAATGCTAAATAAGATATTCGGCAGGCGGCAAGAGAAGGCGCTGAACGTGGTCGATTCTCGCCGTGGCGGGTGGCGCACGATCTTTGAGCCATTTACAGGCGCATGGCAGCGCAACATTGAGGAAGATCGCGGCGACCTGCTGACCTACCCAACCCTGTACGCTTGTATCTACCGGATATCGTCTGACATCGGCAAGTTGCCGTTTTCGCTTCGTAGGCGTGAGGGTGGCGTGTGGGTCGAGCTGCCAGAGGCTCCTGATGTTCTGCGCCGCCCGAATTCGTTTCAGACTGAGGCGCAATTCCGTGAATACTGGCTGCTTACCAAGCTGATTAATGGTAATGCGTACATCCTCAAGCGACGTGACGTGCGAGGAAATGTAACTGATCTGTATGTGCTGGATCCTGAACGCGTGCTGCCGATGGTGTCGGATACCGGAGAGGTTTTTTACCAGCTGAAAACAGACCGAATCAATACGCTACCGGATGACTACCCCGCCGATCAACTGATCGTGCCTGCAAGTGAGATCATCCACGACCGCTGCATGACCGTGCATCATCCCTTGGTTGGGGTGCCGCCCTTAGCCGCCGCGCACTGGCCAGCGCTGAAGAACATGAAGATCATGCGTTCGGCCACGGAGTTTTTCGCGAATAACGCGCAGCCGGGTGGAATCCTGACGGCCCCAGCCGGAATGACCGAGGAAGACGCCAAAGAGGTGCAGAAGTATTGGTCTGAAAACTTCCAAGGGTCAAATTCCGGCAAAGTGGCGATTGTTGGCGCTGATATGAAATTCACGCCGTTTGCGATGAAGTCAATTGACTCGCAGATGGTTGAGCAAATGCGATATTCAGACGAGCAGATTTGCCAGCCGTTTGGAATACCGCCGTTTAAGGTGGGGATCGGGACGATCCCTAGCGGACTTGGTGTTGATGGGCTTAACCAGCTGTACTACGCCGACGCGCTGCAAACTCATATCGAGCATATGGAAACACTGATTGACGAGGGTCTAAACATCAAGCGCCCCGATGGCGTGGAGCTTGATCTGGAGCCTCTGTTGCGCATGGATGAAGCCAAGCGCGCCGATGTTGAGTCTAAGCTCGTTAGCGGAAAGATTAAGACGCCAGATGAAGCACGAAAGCGTTTCAACTTGCCTCATACTGGCGGCGGCGATACGTTATGGGGTCAGAATCAAGACTACCCGCTGGGCGTCCTTGCAAACCGACATGAATGGGATCCGAATATGAGCCCTGCACCTGCACCAGCGCCGGCGCTATCTGATGAAGACCAAGTGGCAATCGAAGATGTACGCGCATACATAGCGACGCAGAAAGCGATTGCTGCTATGAACAACACTTTGGAGCAAGCCCATGTCGTTTGATCCTGAACAGTTTGGCAAAGCGATGGGCGAGGCAATCCGCAATGCGGTAGAGCCGCTGAAAGCCGAAATTACCGACCTTCGCAAGAGGCTTGAGGATGAGCGATCAAATCGCGTTGACGTCAAGCAAGTTGTCGCTGATGAACTCGCCAAACTGCCACCGGCAAAAGACGGCAAGGATGCTGACGAAGGGCTGATCGAGGAGCGCGTCACAGAGTCCATAAAGTCGGAGCTTGCGGAGTGGAAAAGCCAAGTCGAGTCTGATATTGAGTTGCCAGACATTGAATCCATGGTGGGCGCAGCGGTGGCAAAGGCCATGGATGAAATTCCCGCCCCGAAAGATGGCGAATCGGTCACGGTTGATGATATCAGGCCGCTGATAGAAGCTACGGTTGACTCAGCCGTCAAGCAAATTCCTCGCCCGAAAGACGGGGTTGGCATGGCCGGCTCGATGATTGACCGTGATGGCAACCTCATTATTACCATGACGAGTGGTGAGACGAAAAACCTTGGGCCTGTTGTTGGTCGCGACGGCTTGAGCCTCGAATCGTTTGAGATGACGTATGACGCCGACACGCACGAGGTAGTTTTGAGGGCGACCTCTGTTGGGAAATCCCAAGAGATTCGATATCCCGCTGGCGGCATTCGCGGCAAAGGATATTGGAGAGATGGCACTAAAGCATCGCCGGGTGATGCGTGGACGCATGACGGTAGCCTGTGGATTGCGACTAAAGCGACTAGCGAGACGCCATCGAGCAGGTCTGCTACTTGGGTTCTTGCGGCACGCAAAGGGCGCGATGGCGAATCAGTAGTTCGTCGCGTGAAAGAAGGCCCTAGGCCACCAATCCGCCTCCAGGGGAGTAACGATGCTAGTGAGTCTTGAGGATGCCCGCGCCCATCTGAGGATTGACTCGTTTAGCGGTGAGAGCCCTGACGACGCGTGGTTAGAGATTATGATCCCAGCGATTAGCGAAGCCGTTTTGCTCTGGCTGAAAGATGAAGATCGCGCCTACGAAGTCGATAGCGAAGGCGAACGCGGTGACGTTCGGCCTGTTGTTCGAGCAGCAGTCTTAGTAGAGCTTGCATCGCAGTACCGCTTTCGCGAGAGCGAGGGCGCGGCTCATGTTCCGGCGCATTGGGGCCATGGGTACAACCTGGGGATTGGTGCGACAGCGCTTTTGACGCCGCTTCGACGGAGCACGGTTGCATGAGTATCGCGGCTGGCCGTCTGCGTCATAGGATTGCGATCCAAGATTACCAGTTTGTCTCTCAAGACCCGGTAACAGGCAGAGAAGTTTACGAGTGGACAACGATCTATGAATGCTGGGCGGCCATTGAGCCCCTGAGTGCTAGGGAGTTTATCGCAGCACAAGCGGCGCAATCCAAGGTGTCCGCTCGAATCGTCATTCGCCACGTAGACGGCATTGATGCGTCGATGCGCATTGTTCATAACCGGCGCGGCAGTGAGGTTGTTTACAATATCGAGGGCGCTCTGGCTGACAAGGACAGTGGGGTTGAGTATTTGACGCTGCCTTGCAGCGAAGGCGTTTCGATTGATGGCCAGTAGCATGGACGGATTGGATAACGTATTACGAAACCTTAAGGATTTGCCGATTAAGGTTCGACGCAATGCGGTCAGGCGAGCAACAGGCAAGGGGGCTTCCATCATCCGTCGCAAAGCGCGTCAAAATGCTTTGCTGGTGGATGACCCCGACACCGGCAGAAGGATTGCTGACAACATCGGCCAGCGGTTTCGGAGTAAATATTTTCGTCAGACCGGCGACACTATGATTAGCATCGGCGTGCTGACAACTCGTGGCCGAATTCCCCGCGGTAACCCTGACTCGGGCAGGCGAGGCAATACCCCTCACTGGCACCTTGTGGAGCTTGGCACTGAGAGGGCTAAAGCGCAGCCATTTTTGCGGCCTGCTGCTCAATCAAGTGGGGCAGAAGTGCTGAATGCCATTGCTAAGGAGCTCGATTTGAGGGTGTCTCTCGAAGTGTTCCGCATGAGAAACAAGTAATGTATCCGCCCATTTTTATGTATGCGAATCGCAGCGCTCAAGTTCGAGCTTTGCTCGGCGGGGTGCCATTGCGGTTTTATATGTTTGGCGAGGCTCCCCATAGTCCAACATACCCCTACGCAGTATGGCAGACAGTCGGCGGAGCGCCCGAGAATTACATCACTAACGCGCCGAACATCGACCGGTTTGGTGTGCAGGTTGATGTGTACGCTACCTCATCGTCTGAGGCGCGTGAGTGTGTAGCTGCACTTCGCGATGCGCTTGAGCCATACGCTCATATCACAGGCTGGAGCGGCGAGAGCAGAGACAGGGAAACCGGCTCATACCGTAGTGGCTTTGAGATGGACTGGTGGACTCACCGATAAATCTTGTTCTTTATCTACCCGCTTCGGCGGGTTTTATGTTCCCGAAAACCGGGATTCTTTGCCGCCGTTGAGCGGCTTTTTTTATGCCCGCAAGGCAAAGGAGATTGTTTTGACTATCAAAGCTCAAGGTACAAACCTGTACGCTATGGACCCGGATACCGGGGACGTGATCGATGTTGGTTGCGTCACATCTATTAGCGGCATCGACGAGACTGTCGAGCAAATCGAGACGACCTGCCTCAGCGAGGACTCGCGCACTTATGAGGCTGGCCTTTCGACCCCAGGGACGGCTAGCTTTACCATCCAGTTCGACCCTGAAAACGAAGTCCACGTGCAGATGCATGAGTGGAAGCGGATTGGCAAACACCTGCATTGGGCCGTTGGGTTTCGCCAGGAATCTGCCATTGAGGCCGGTACGGATCCTTCGGTTCCAGATTCAGAAGAGGATCCAGTTGACAGTGGGGTTTTTGTGTTTGATCTTCCCGCTGATCGCTCGTGGATTGTTTTTGAAGGGTTTATGAACTCGTACCCGTTCGACTTCCAGGGCAACTCCGTCGTTACCTCTAATATTGGCGTCCAGATTTCTGGCGAGATTGACGTCGTTCCCGCTACTGAGTAACCACCCGGATTAACGGGTGCCTTTGCCGGGTTAGTCCCGGCTTTTTTCCAAAGAAGCCCCCGGCTCGCACGGTGCGGTCGGGGGCTTTGCTTATCCGGCGTAGATCGGACCACTTTATAGGCACATATTATGGATAGCACTGACATCAAAGACCTGGACGTATCGATCCTCAAGGACAACGGCGGCATCGTCTCTAATGTTCCCGTCAAGAAAACCCTCACCTGGAGGCGGGTTGATGACGAAGGCGAAGAGGTGGAAGAGAAGTTCCACGTGTTTGTTGTCCGCCAATCGTTCGGGTTTGTTGAAAAGCTCTTCATCTCGGATGATGATAAGTCGCGGTCAGCTAAGTTCATTTCCGAGGCAATCCGGCTAGGCAAGAGCGGCAAGCAGCGCTTGAGCTACGAAGAGGCGTACCAGCTCCATCCAACGCTGGCGCAAGAGATGGTGCGCGTTATCAATGAGGTTAATGGCGTGACATCGAAGGAAGGTGACGAGGGAAAGGTCCAGAAGAAGAAATCTGGCACGAGCTCGTTATCGCCGGAGTCGGAGGAAGAACAATAGCCGAGGCTAAGGCCAGGCTGACTTATGCAGAGGCTAACGAGTGGTTCCGTTACATCCGTAAACATGGGCCACTTAATCCCTCTAGAGCGCTGGGCGCTCAGCTAGAACGTGGGTTTGCGTTACTGGCCTACGTGATCAGCAAAACTAACGGAGCTAAAGATGTCAAGTTCGAGGACTTTTTGCCGAAACGCGACGAGCATGAGGAAACCGAAGACGCATTCGGGGCCACTGCGATGATGCTAAAGCGGATTGCGGCGCACAACAACGCGATCAAGCCAAGAAAAAAGTCTTGACCATTTGATGGCTGGGGGGTACATTAGATGTATAACATCGGAGTACCCACTATGATTATCGCTATTTTTGTTGTTCTGCTTTTTATCCTGTTTGTCGTTGCACCCTGGCTCGTTGGGTTGCTGGCTCTAGTGGTCGCAACGGTCGGGGTGCCTCTGCTACTCGGGTTGGCGGCTCTTTTTGTCGCATCAGTCGCTTGGGGAATTTGGCGGGCGATATCTGCCCCAGTCCCAGATTTTGCTGGCGGCCCTCCATCCAAAAAGATGAAGCCATGCCAGCACTGTAAGGTTGAAATCCACCACTCTGAGTACCATTGTAGGCACTGCGGAAAGCTAACGCGCTGACGCGCACAGAAGCCCGCTTCGGCGGGCTTTTTTTATGGCTGTTTGAAATATGGCAACACGTTCTCTAGGAACGCTTACCGTCGATCTCATTGCTAGAACCGGGGGGTTTGAGCGAGGGATGGATGCAGCCCAGCGTCGAACCTCTCGCGCATCTCGTCAGATTCAGTCTGACACGGAGCGAATGCAGCGATCGGTCAACAACGTCATTCTTGCTGTAGGCGCGGCGGCTGCAGCGGCTGGTACAGCTATTGCTGCGATTGCCTCTCAAACGTCCCAGATGATGGATGAGACGCGCAAGCTTGCTCAGGCAACCGGCCTGACGGTTGAGGCGTTTTCTGAGCTGCGGTATGTCGCCGACCAAAACGCTCTGAGCCAGGATCAGCTGGTAGGCGCGTTGGGAAGACTCAGCAAGGGGATGGATGATGCGCGCAGAGGAACGGGCGAGGCGAAGCGCACTTTTGACGCCCTTGGGGTGTCTGTCACTGACGCCAGCGGCAACATAAAAAGTGCTGATGAAATCCTGCTTGACTTGACAGAGCAATTCTCGCAGTTAGAAGACAGCACTCAGAAATCAGCTCTTGCTGCGCAAATATTTGGCCGGTCAATTGGCCCCCGCATGGTCCCTTTGCTCAACAACGGGCGAGATGGTATCAAGCAGCTGGTGGACGAGGCCCACCGTTTTGGCATTGTGATCGATACGGAGGCTGCAAAAGCGGCAGAGAGGTTTAACGACAACCTGACTCGGCTTAATGCAGTCAAGCAAGGTTTGGCGATATCATTGACAACGGCCCTCTTGCCGGCTATGGAGAAGTTTAGCGAGACTCTGGTGTCTGTGTCATCTGCGGTCGCGTCTAATGCCGATTTGGTTGAGAAAGCGCTCACAGCGCTGGGGGCTACGGCCACTGCGGTTTCCGCTATCTTCGCCGGTCGATTTGTGGCCTCTTTGGGCGCTAAGGTGCTGGCGTTTGGAAAGGCCAGCGCTGCGTCTATTGCATATCAATTTAACCTTGCTCGCCTTGCCGCCACAGTTGCGGGCACTAGCGCGTCTGTCTCTGCTGCGGTTGGCGCGATGGCTG